GATTTATCGGTAATGAAAGTGCCGATGATTTAGCAACAGATATACTCGAAGTGTTGACTGAGGGAAGTAATGTTCCTCAAGCAGGTAATTTTTATGTATTTGTATATCAAGCAAAAACACCTGGTATTGCTTATGACTCACATCCACTTGTTGCGGTGACTGATGTATTTTCTTGGGGTTTTAAAGGATTAAACTATCATTGGGGAGAAATGAGGCAATATACATTTCCAGAAGTAGTTGGTGGACTGTACCAAGTAGATGAAATGGAGTTAAGAGATTTAAGAACTTTACCTTTTGTCAAAATCCTACTAAATAGTTAAAAAATAAAGATATATGTTAGGAAATCTTGGTGCCGATTATGCAAAGGATGAATCTTATCACTCTTCTCAAGAGTATAAGGATCACGTTGAGGCATCGTTAGAATCTGGTAATAAACTTCCCACTAGAGAGAATCCCAATCCTGGTGGTAGGAAAATCACTTCAAGAAGAAACGTTAATAAACTCCCCCCATTAAGTTATCCTGTAGCAACAGGACCTAGTCAAAGAACTGGAGATAGACTTGTTATAAAATGTCTGCAATTTGAAGCACCAGGATTTGGTGCTGGAGCAACAATAACACCTACAAATTTATTTAAAAAAGATAAGGATGGTAAAATATCTGTTTACAGTAGTCAAGATCGAAAAGATATAAAAGCAAACAAGACAATCATAACTGGTAAAAATGGTGAAGTTTTTACAGGTGATGAGAAACCAGGATTGGAGTTCACAGTGACTGATGCGAACTCTAGAATGAGTAAAGATGCGAATAGATTAATGAAATATATGATTGAATTACCTATACCACAAGATTTGACAGACTCAAATTCAATCTCTTGGGGTGATGACCGTGCAAATGCAGTTGAACTTGCTGGACTTGCTGTTGCACAAAATGCGATGGCGGGAGATGTTGGAGAAGATGCTAGAAAAGCTGCACAAGCAGCAGTTACTGCATTACAAACTGGAATTGAAATACCAGGTTTAAATTCTGATACACAAAAGGCGGTACAAGCAGCTTTATCTGGAGCAGCGATTGGTGCATTAGGTTCTAACATATCTCCACAAAGTGTTATTTCTCGTTCTACAGGTCAAATCCTGAACAATAATTTAGAATTACTTTTTAAGGGTGTGAACTTAAGGTCTTTCCCATATAGTATAACATTTTCACCTCGTGGTCCAACTGAAGCAAATGTAGTGAAACAAATCATAAGACGTTTAAAAGCATCAATGGCACCAAAAGCTGGTGAATTTAACGGAAGTGCTCAAGGTATTTTCATTAAATCACCAGATGTTTTTCAATTAAGATTTTTAAAAGATGATACAGACCATCCATTTCTACACACATTTAAATTATGTGCATTGACTGGTATGAGTGTAAATTATACAAATGCTGGTACATATACTTCATATGAAGATGGTACTCCTGTTAATATTAGAATGAGTTTAACATTTAAAGAACTTAATCCAATTTATCATGAGGATTATCAAACGGAAGGTGCAGGACCAGGAGTTGGATACTAATGGGATTTTTTAGAGAACTTCCAAATATAGCATATCAATCACCGCTATCACATAAAAATTCATCAAGAGATTATATTGTAATAAAAAATATATTTCGTAGTGCAAAGTTGATGGATTATGTAAGAGGTGGTGCGATTGCTCAACAAAAATTAGTTTTACAGGATGGAGATCGTCCAGATACTATTGCAGAATTTTTATATGGAGATTCTTCATTAGATTATATTGTAATATTAGTTGCTGGAATAACTAATATTAATCATGAATGGCCACTACAGGATTATCAAGTTTATGATTATGCACTTTCAAAGTATGGTTCAGTAGCAGAAATGAATGCAATACGATATCATGAAACATTTGAAATAAAAGATACTCAGGGTCGTCAGATATTACCACCAAACCTAATTGTTGATGCTGATTTTAAAATGTATGGTTCATCAACTCAAACAGGTTCTGTTAGATATAATTTAATTTCGCAAGAAGGAAATAGACAACTCGATGATAAAACTGAATACACTGTTGCTACAGATAATATAGCGAGAGCAGTTACTAATTTAGAATATGAATATAAGAAAAATGAAGAAAAGAGGGAAATAGATGTTTTAAAGAATGGTTATGTACAAACATTTATTAATGATATAAGAGATATTTTAAAATATGATAGAAATTCAAATTACATTACATCAAGTTTAGTTGCAACAGAAAATACTGAAGTAGTCAATCCATAAAAAAAGGAGTCCGAAGACTCCTACTTAAATATTAGATTAATCCAAGCTGCGATTACTAAGAGAGTAAGGCAGATTTGATTATATTTCATTATTCCTCTGCAAGTTTCGCAAAGTATGATAGTGCATCATCCTCTTCTTCTGCTACTGCAGGAGTTGGTTTTGATACAGCAGCAGTTACTAACTCTTCTGCTTGACCACGATCATTATCTTCCTCTTCAAACTGTGGTGCAGCGGACTTCTTGTTTCCAAGAACATAATCTAGACGAGTCTTTAACTCTTCATATGTCTTGAACTGGTCTGGTGCAACAATCTCAGAAAGTGAGAACTGTTTCTTCCAGAGTGTTTCCATTGCATCATCGTCATCAAGTAGAGGACTTTGTGCTGCAAATTCAGAACTATCGTAGTTTCTATAACCTGCGACATTCTTTGCTTTTAACTTAAAGTTAGCACCTTGCCAGAAATCGAATGGATCGATTGCTTCCTCATCTTCAAACTCAGGTTGCATTGCTGCAGTAAGTTTGTCAAAGATTTTCTTCCCATACTTGTATAGGAATACTTTACCTTCGTTATCAGGATTTGCAGGGTCTTTTACAACATAAATGTTGCTGACATAAGTTAACTTACGCTTCTGCTTTCTTGCTGTTTCTTTTCCAGCATCAGTACCATTGTTCCAGAGTAATGAGTTATACTCGGAAACTGGGTCTTTCTGTCCAAGTGTTGTGAGTGAGTTCTCAATGAACCATCCACCAGGTCCTTGGAATGCGTGTGAATATAGTTTTACAAATGGTAAATCTTCACCTTCGGGTGCAGGTAGGAATCTGATAACAGCATAACCGTTACCTCCTTTGTCTACATCTAGCTTCCAGATTCGGTCATCAGCGTTACCGCCCGTGTTGTTCATCTTCTCAACTTCTTTAACTAGTTTTGCTGTTAAAGAGCCAAGTTTAGACTGCTTTTTAAGGTCTTTAAAAGACATTTAGATACCTCGGATAAATTGGATATTTTGGATAATTAGATTATAACAGATTAATAATCAATTGTCAATAGAGTTCTTAAGGTTCTCAATAGTATTTGACATACCACTGAATAAGAGCAACATATCAGTTCCTTCTGGGAATCCCATAAGTTCAACTGACTTTTGCAAATGATTCTTAAGATCGATTGCTTCTTGGTCATCAGAAAGACTAATGCGAGTGTACATTACTTTTTGTCTTTCTAATAATTCAGTAAGTCTTTCAATGTGTTCAACTTTGTCATCACGACTAAAAGTTCCAAACTTCATTGCATTCTTGTAAATAGACAATTGCAATTCGTTTATCTCTTGTAGTTCTTCACGAACTATGTCTGAATCAAAAAAATCACTCATTTACGATTTCCCGTAGTATTTTTTTAAAGTTGAATACATTAATATTTAGGAAAGGTTTATACTTCCTTATCTTCAAACTTACGGTTTCCCATACGGGATCTAATAGTTTTTCGTCAAACTTGTCTGAGAATGCGAATATAATATCAAAGATAACAAATGTTTCAAGTGATAAATCACCACCTAAAAATCTCTTTAATATAATAGGATGTCCTTTCCCACATTCAAACAACTCATCAAGTTTATATTCTTCTAATAATTGAGAACACTCTTCTTTAAACAGATAAGAAATGCTTTGTTGTCTTCTTATCCAATCTGCATATGTTCTTTCACCAGAATTGATAATCTCACCTATCCATAGGTTCTTTGGATTATCTGTGGTAACAAAGTTAGCGAGTAAGAAATCAACTATTTGGTCATCAGAATATTTTCTTGATGTTTTCTCGAACCAATACTTATCCTTTCTTTTATTAAAGGATGTCATAGTTGCACGAGATTTACCACCATACCTAAAAAAGTCATACTTACGGTTCGTAAAATGACTTTTCATTGATAGATATGACTGATAGGTTTCAAATGGAGTCACTTTCATCTT